CAAGGTTTAAGAATATCCTCTATATATATATTATATTTAATTGTAATTGTAACATTGAATGAAGAAAACAGGCTTATTATTGAATTCAGGTCTAGGTAATCAATTGTTTATGATTTTTGCCTTGCTATCTTATTGTATTGATAAGGCTTCAGATTATATCATCTTTTATGATAGCAAAAAAACGAAGACTTACTGGGATACTATATTCGATAGTTTCAAAGAGAAATGCTTGGATAAGGCCGCTGAAGACAGCGGATTGGTATATGAAGAGCCGCATTTCCACCATGCAGAAATTCCAGGATTTGACTCTGATATTACTTTGAAAGGGTACTTTCAGTCTGATAAGTATTTCAAACATAATCTAGAACAGATTAAGAATATATTAGGGTCCAAAGAAAAGCAACAGAAAGTGGCTATCGAATATGCTAAGTATTTCCACAGGAAGACTATTGCCTTGCATTTCCGCATTGGAGATTACATGGGATTACAGGCATATCATTGCATCAAACGCCCAGATTATTACATTGCTGCTTTAAGTACACTTGCCAAGAAACTAGTTGATAATGGTGAAAATATTTGCGAATATGATATTCTGTATTTTTGCCAGGTAACCGATAATCATATTGTAGACCAGTATCTTAGTATATTCCAGAACCACTTCGGTGATACAAAGCTCAGGTTTGTAAAAGTAGCCGACGATATTCCGGATTGGAAGCAAATGCTCTTAATGACCCGCTGCAATCATTTTATCATCGCGAATAGCACATTCTCATGGTTTGGCGCTTACCTATCAGACACATATGCTGAAAAGAAAGCATTGGTCTGCTACCCACAAATATGGTTTGGACCATTATACAAAAATCATATGACAGCTGATTTATGTCCGGAAGATTGGATATCCATTGCTGCATAAAAATAATTATATGGTATCTGAGGTTCCCTCATTATACTTTGCAATATTTGCTGAGAGCATATTGCTGAGATATTTTTTTGATTTGTTTGAGACCGTGTTTGATCTTGATTACTTGCATTTTAGCATTGAATTTAGATGCACGTGAACGCAAATCTTTTATTCTCTTATTCAATTCTTTCACTTCAAGATTTAATGGTAATTTTCGGAACTCTTGTGTTGCCTTTTTCTTTTCATCTTTGTCCTTCATTTTCTTGATTTTATCTGATATTTGCTTTAGAGAATGTTTCTTCACCTTTAGTTGTTCTTTCAATTCTTTTATTTCTGCTTGTACTGCTTTTCTGTATGTATTTATTCTTTTCACATCTGCTCTGATTGCTTTATTCTTCAAATTATAAGCCTTTTGTTTTTCTAAGCGTTTTTTGTATTCTTCAATTTCTTCGTTAAGTTCCTCTAGACGTGATGCGACTTTCTCCATCTTTGAATTATTTGATACCTTCAAGTCCTTCATATCTTTACATCTTTCTAATGCAGCTGCTTGCTGTTCCTTTGCTTTTTCGACTACATCCTTATATTTTTGTGTGACTCTTTCTTTGCATTCTTTTCTCTCTTTCACAGGCTTTTCTTTGCATTTCTCTTCCTGCGCCTTTTTGTTTTCTTTGAGTTCTTCCATTTTATCTCTGAACTCTTCTTTCACACGTTCTTTACATTCTTTTACAGCATCCTTGTTCTTATTATTGAACTGCTTTTGGGCTTTCTTCAATTCTCTTACTTCTGCCTTAACCTCCTTGATATGTTCTCTGCTTGGTTTTGAAATCTTTGCGCTATTTTCTTTGAATTCCATTTTTTCAGATGTCATATTCACGCTGACATTTTGAATGACAGGATAGGCAAAATTGCGTGCATCTTGAGACCTATTAAGATAACTAATATATCCACTTACATCATCTTGAAAACTTTTGAGACCTGCTTTTGTGAAATAGCCATGTTCGTCTAGGTATACTTGCGAGAACTTATTAAAATCTACAGGGAAATGGTCTTCTTGACGTAATAAATTCAATAACTTAATCATCTCCATGCCATCTTCGGTAAATGGTGTGGCAGTCATTAGGACAACACGTACACTTTCATCACCTGATTTCATATAAGAATCATGTATCATCTTTTCTAATATTGCAGTATCCGGTTGTTCGCTCTTGGCTACAGTTGGGGAATACAATTTATGCGCCTCATCAATGATAAGAAGTGTCTTACGGAGTGGATCATCTGCACCATTGCGTCTTACCATTTCGTTATAAATCTTATTTCGTTTCAGCAGCATATTGCTAAATTGTCTGTAAGAAATAGGCTCTAACCAGTTTCCAGATATGTATCTGAACTTAGACCCTATCTTATTGGGTAATACAAGACCGTTCTTTATTCTTTCTTGCACGTCTAAACTACAAACTTGGGTAAACATATTCTTCCAAATATCACTCTTCAATGTATGTCTAGTAACCCATAAAATAGTATAATTTTCAACATCAAAACTGGTTGTGGCAGTAGCAATTGCAGTACATGTCTTTCCAGTACCTACACTATGATGCAATAGAATACCTTTATAGGCAGATTGAGGTTGAAAATAATGTCTTACAAAGTCTTGTGTGGGTGTGAAAGATACTATATTTCCATTCGCGCCGCCTCTACCACCTAGACATTTATTCTCCAATTTAAGAGGAGGATATTCAAAATCACTGAAATGTTCTGCAATGTATTTACGCATCTGTTGTAAGTTCATAATCTTATTTGGTGCTTTTATTTGGTACGTGCGACCTCCTCTGTACTTTGGTGATGACGACCGTGATAAAGATATATAGCCAGGTTTTTCTATACTAAATGTATGGACGTTCTTGTTGAGTTCATGGTCTACGGAGGCACCAATAGTCGCACTTTCCAGCTCGCTGGCAAATATGATTTTTCGCATATCAAGATTTGAATATTTTAGATATAATTCAAACAAAGTCTTTGCGTCTCCATAATGTCTTTTGAAATCAGATGGTATTTCTACATCATATTTATATACATAAAGAGGCCAGCCAAAGGTTGGATGAAATTGAAGCCCTTTTTGACCGCAGAAACGGGTTGCACGGCCGATTGCCTGCTTTTCATCTGCTGGGACAGCCAGAGGCTCTAAAAGATGCACGTATTTGACATCAAATAAATCTATGCCTTCCTTGAAACCTTGATCCAATACAATAAATCTTATGAGATCGCCATAAACATTATCAGGTCGTGAATTGAACTTTTCAAGAATGGCCTTGCGTATCTTCACATTCACAGGACGTTCATAGAATGCTTTACTTAGCAAGACTGCAAAGTTTTGGCCTTTGGTTTCTAACAGTTTGTCGTCATCATGCATCGAGAAACCTGTTCCATGAGGCTGATAAATCATATTCATCCCATATGTATGCAAAGCGGACGCAATAATCTTGGCACCATATGCACTACGGTTTACATCAGTAAATATGAGATGTTTGTGATGTCTCCCCGTATCCTTCATATCCTTTGCATCTAATGCCTTAATTTTCTTTAATAGCTGTTTAATTTTAGGTGCAGCATCATTTTCAATGTATATTTGGACCATATCAGGGTCAAAATCCTTTTTATCTATCATATGAAATGATTTTACAATACTAAAATTACTCCGGTTGCGAATGCAATCTGCACGCGAATCTAAATCATCTTCATTTTTGCTGCTATTAGAACTGCTGGAGCTTCGAGAGCCGCTGGAGCTTCGGGAGCCGCTGGAGCTTTCAAGACTATTGCTTTTATTTGACATGACAAGATCTTCTACATAATATCTATAAAAAAGAAAAACATGCTTTAGGCTTGTTCTGCATTGTTTGTTTTGGACGATTTGTTTGTATTATTTGGCAGCAAGCCTAAAAACATGAGTGGGATGAGGGCTGTCAGATTTGTTAGTATAACCAACAAAGGCAGATTGGTGAAATTGTGATTTGTTATACCCATGGATTTTGTCAACAGGCCGCTAAATATTTTTCCTATGCTACCTGATAAGTTTATTGTCCCCATAATGGTTGCGTAGAGCATAGCTTCGACACCTGGGGGACACATATTAGCAGCTAAAACTAATATTGGCATGAATGTTATCTGACCTAAAATGGATAATATGATATCATCTATAATTGCAAACCATGTATCAGGTAGGCCAAGGGAACTGTTGAAATGTGTTATGAGTATCAGCGGGGACATTCCAAGAACTGTACCTAAGATACAAGTCCATTTGAAAAGTGTTTTTAGAGGTACTGTTTTCAGCTTCTGATTGTATATGACAATACCTATTAAGGATGATAGAGAGCTGGCTAGTCCCAATGTACCTAAGAACTCTGGCTTGAAATGTAGTTCATTGACTTGAAAATAAAATAATGCCGAACCATCAGATGGTATTATATTCCATATTATAATGAATAATAGTGGGTATAATATTTGTTTATTTGATAGCACATTTTTGATGTTATATGCCTGCTGTTTCAGCAGATGCAATGAAGTAGGCTTAGCTTCTAATATGACATCATGATTTTCTTTCATTGTGTTCGACTTGTCTTCTCGCATTAGCACTGATGTTGCTGCCATAGCAAGAGGCATCATAGCAGTCAGTGCGAATACAGTGGGTATGCCATATTGCTGCAATAAATGACCGGACAGGTATGAGCTAATGAGACCTCCTATGGCTGACGCAGACCAGCATAGAGATTGTAGAGAGCCTGCCTGACTTTGGTCCCGTGATTTACTAACTACTATGGCGTCTACCAATACATCGCTAAATGCAATTGAAAGTGATGACATGGATACAAGAAGAACACTATAGATTATAGGTGTCTTGTTGTCTAGAGTAGCAAGGAATGTAAGCATAACCCACGAAATTGTTCCGAGGATGCCTGACAATGCTATGTAGCTCTTGCGCTTGTAGCCGAAGAGTGGAAATGTATCAGAAATGAAACCATAGAATGGTTTGATTATCCAAGGAATAGCTGCAATGCTTGATATGTATGTCATATCAACTGGGCTTAGATGTAATGTGTCCTTGAAATAAAAACTCAGTGCTAGCCTGCTGATGCCAAGGAGGCCTTGAATGAAATACACAATGGCAATCATCCATATTTCAGAAGTAGCAGGAATATCAAAAAATTGCAGGCCTTTTTCCTTGGTGTATGAAATTGGCAGAGACGGGTTTTTGGCTTGTGGAGCTTGCGAAGGTTTTTGAGCTTGCGGATATTGGGACATTTTCAAACTGCATATAGGTTTTGGTTTATTAGATACCGTTCTTAATGGTGTAATAGTAAATGCTTCTGACGTGAACTGCAAAGATAGAAGTATAATGAATAGATATTTTGATTTCATATCAAGATTATTGCATAATATATATGTATGCATTGCTTATATAAACAATACATATCTCTTAAGTGACCTAAAATTCGGTCACTTACAATATATTAACATATTTTGATCTGTTGCTTAAGAGATAATTGAAATTTCTATGTTAATATTAATGAAAATAATATTTTTTACATTCAAGCTATAGGGATACTTTGCACTATTTTTTCTATGGCATCTTTGTCAGAAAGGAAACCGCCATGGTATAAATCTTCAAAACACAGAAGCTTTTGTTGCTTTGAATACCCCTCCACATATTCTTTGATTTCTTTGACAGGTAATATCTGGTCTTTCATACATAGCACTACAAGATATGGTATATTTTCAAGGTCTTCTAGCCATAGTATGCTTGACAACCACCAAAAATGTCTTCGCAATATCCAATTGATAAACGGATCACTGCGTATTATTCCAAGTGTGTCATATTCTCTTTTCTTATATAAAAAATTCATTCCTAAGTCTGCTAAATGAAGCATGAATACAACTGGGTCTAATAGGACAGCACTCTCAACAATATAAGGGTGTTCTTGAATCATCCATGACATTATGACAGTTCCATAAGAATGTCCTATAATAATGGCTTTACTGTGGATACTTTCAATTGCGTTTTTGATTGCTAAAATAATGTCATCATCATCTGGAACATTATCGTCCATATACATGCATAAAAAAGGAAGGTCGGGTATTATTATTGTAGATTCAAGTTGTAAAAGCGATGTGATAAAATCACAATATGGGAAAATCCCTCCACCTAAGCCATGAATTAGTACAATAGGTGTTTTATCATTGTTCTTAAGTAATATCCAAAATCTTATATTTTTGACGATAACTTGTTTGAAACCCGTGCCTGTAAGATATATGAACGCTAATATGGGATAAATACACATTGTTATGGTATAAATCAAAAGCACATTATATCCACATTCATAAGGTTCAATGCTATATGCAATAAATTTATTTCGCCTTCCTGTTCTGCTTGGAAATTGTCTGTTACCACATATTTGGATAATCTTACCAATCATATAATTTAGAAACAGTTTATCATCGTTATCTAATTTATCAGGACAATCTTTCTCAAAAAAGGCCCAGCATAACCATTCGGCAATATCTTCATATGTTATATCTTCGATTTTCATGTCGAAAAATAACGCTCTAACAAATTTATCAGGGTCCTTCGTCCATCTGATAATTCTATCAAATACTTGTATTTTTCTCTCCATACTGACCGGATGTGTTATATGGTGGGCGAATGTTATTTTCTTTGTTTCAATATACATATACCATAATAATTCAAGACATATGTATATGATTGTAAAATCTAAAATGATATTCATAATTATTATGTATAAGAAAATGTTATATCTATTCTTTGACAATTTGTGTTTGTGTTATTTTTTTATGCAAGGATGCGTTGAATATAATTGAAGTTTCATTTACCTGTATGTCATTTATTTTTATTTTTACATTCAAACTTGTTCTGGTCTGCAAGTACCCTTTCAATGCAGTGAATTCTTTTGCAGACATAATAATCTTTTGTTTGTCTGCATAATTGGCATCTGATAATCTATCCAATATTTCGAACAATTTATCATCATAATAAAATGTTTTTGTTGCTTCATAATGATAAATCTTTTTCTGACTGTTCTTAGTCGTCTCGCGAATGCTGAATGATATCTTTGGGTCATTTGTAAGCAAGAACAATTTACCTGCAATTTTCTTGGCTGCATTGATAGGCTTTGTGGCTTCATATCTTCCCTTATGTATACTGATAGCGGTTTTCTCTATAGTAAAATATCTAATAGACATTCCTTATTATACACAAGGAACAAAAAATCTAAACTCAAATTATCATACAGTTATTATTTCTTATCATATCCATGATTTTGTTTCTTTGCCTTTTGTATTGATTAGCAGGTGTCTGTAATAATATTAGCTTATGACATAATTCCATTATCTCGTCATATAATTCTGAACCAATACTACTACATATGAGCTCTTTATTTTCACTACCATATTTTTGTACCAAATGTATTTTATCTTTGATAAGATCTTCTAAAAGTATTTCTAATGATATATGTATGTATGCATCATCAGACTTTATGATAGCATGCTTTTCATCATAGTAATAAATATTGCAATTTTCTGGAAATTTTCTATTGAAATGTATTTCCTTTACCATGATGCTAGCAATATCATAACTTGCAAGGAATATCTTCATATAAGTTTCATGTTCTAGTATATCTAATCTTTCTTGACCGTAATTTTTTATGAGGATAGGATTTATTGACTTACCATTTTCAGGAAATACATATGGTACACCTGAATTTATAATACTTCTTGATTTGCATTTATCTGCTTTAATATGTCTAATTTTATTATGTCTATTAGCAAACTGTACCATACATTTGGGACATGTTAAAACGTTTAAGAAATTACATTTTTCTTCATGTATTTGATAATTTGGTTTTGTATTATATCCTTTACCACATTTTTTACAAATAAAACATTTATTGCTATGACTATTGGTTTGTTCTGCATAAGCATTACGAATATGCTGGTTATGTTGTATATCTTGTACGTTTACATTTTGTTTTCCTTTCCATTGCACCCTATTTTTAGCTTCTACCCATACCTTTGAAAAATCTTCATATGCATCAATTATGTCATCCCAACACCCATCACCTAATGTATGATACAAATTTTTATCTATAAGCATTCCAATCAAATAAAATGAATACAGTTTTGTTGTACTAGTATTATCTTGTTTAGCCATAAGTAATATACCTTCATCATCCCCTATTCCATATTTGCCAATATTTACTAAACCATCAATGTATTCATCTTGTTTTTCATATGCACTACCTAATATAGCATAATGTCCTTTCCATCCTGATCGAATGATTTTTTCTTTATGAGGCTCATATATATCTTTTCTCCAAATATTAGTATCACCTTTTATTTCAATAAGTATCTCATCATCCCCAAACTTGATGATAAAATCTGGAATATATCCGTATAAATCAATAGGTTCATAATCCCAAATCCACCCCATTTTTTCAAAGATATAAGCCCAATGTGCTTCAATTCTACTTCTAAACTGAATACCTCTAACACCAACAGTAGGAATACCTTTGTTATTTGACATAATAATTATATGTGATAATATATGTTAGTTCCTTATATATTTGTTTGTTTATCCTTCTGTTTATTCCTCCATTTCTGTTGTGCCTTCCTTCTGTATTCTCTGAGTTTTTCTGGGTTTTCTTCTTGAAGCCTTTGTATATATTTAGTTCCTCTATCCATGATTTTCTGCTTATTATTCTCATAATATTTTCTCTGGCTTTCTCCATATGTTGGCTTTTTGGCTAAAGCTTTCAATTCTTCATTTTCCTTCTGAAGTCTTTGGATTTCAGATAGCAGCTCTGAAATATCCATATGTGTGTTATCCATAATGTTATATAACAATATTTACTTATATAATTTCTTCTAATAGGCTATTCATATTCAATAACAATATGTCATGTACTATATCATATTCCTTTTTCTTTTTCTCAATTTTGCTTTTGATTTCATCATAGAAGTTCCAGGCTGTTACTATTATTACTGTGTTCTTGTATATTTCTTGTAAGGCTTCAATACCTCTGATAGGAATTCTAGAACCTGGTGTATATTTATTATGTTTCCAAGGGTTCTCATCAATCATATAATCTATGTATTCAGAAGTGAGATTACAAAAATTGAAGACTGTCATGGATTTTGCAGTACAACCAAATGCAATTATTCTCCTATTATTTAATTTGTATTCTAGTAATCTCTTGGAAAACTCATTTTTATAGAGTAGACAATTTATCTTGTATGTCTTATAGGTATCTAAAGAATATAATCCTTTACTTCTTTCATATTCAAGTATCTCCTCTACATTTGATTGTAAAGCAGCTGTTTTGCATATTTTGAAAATATAACTTACACCATGTATGGAATGTTCTTCGATATTGTTTAGATAAAGATTATTTGTCTCACATAACATTTTCATACTATTTGTATTGAAGAAGCTCTGATGTTCGTGATATACAGTATCAAATTGATTTTCAAGTATCATATTCTTCTGACTAGTCTGAATATAGAGCTCTGTTTCGTTCCCCATCAGTTGTGACACATAATGTAAGAAATCTCTTGGGTAATCAATATGTGCTAAGACATTTTGAGCGACTATGATGTCAAAGATGCCATATTTATCTTTCAATTTGTCTACAGTGTGTTGTGAAAAAAACTCACAGTATATGTCATGACATTTCTTTGAACTAATGTCATTATAAATATTCTGTGCCGGGTCAACACCAACTGTTATGACATTTTCTCTGTATCTTTTGAATGCATCAAGTTGCGAACCATCATTGCAAGCAATTTCTAATATCTTCAATTGCTTACCAATATCAGCAGTCTTCAATGTTTTTTCTGCAAAATAATCGAAAAAATCATTTAGCGTCTTACTTGTTCCACTTACATACAAATAAGTTCTAAATAATTTTTCAGGACTTACTACACAATTGAGCTGTGTATGATAACAATTAGTACACACATGCAGATGTAAAGGAAAAACCTCTTCGTTGTATTTGTTATCTTTTTGATAATTATTTGCCAATGGTTGCTTTTTAAGGTCTAATAAGCTTTTTGTAGTATATCCACAAGCCTTGCATTCTGAAATCATTTTATATGGAATAAAGTTATCTTTCATTCTATTCTGAAAGTTTTCTACATTGTGCCAGTTTTCTAGTAATAATTGAACTATACTGTCTATTGTATCCTTAAATTCAAATCCAAAGTTCTGATTAAAGGTCTCACTGAACTTGTTGGAAGATATTTTGAAATCATATGCATTCGTCTGTAGCTTAAAATTCAATATGTTATTATTATCTTGTTGCTGAATATAAGTACAAGGGATTTTGCATAATTTTGACACTGTTTCAGCTATTTCTGAGACATTCGCATTAAATGAATGTAAATTGTATACCCCAGAATATTCCTTTTTTCCATATAATAATATAGTCCATATGGCATGACATAAATCATACATACCTAATATAGGTCTATTGACGTCTGCATTGAATACACATAGCTTGTCATTTACTTTGGCATTGTAACACATACTATTTATCATAATATCATTTCTCATATTTCTACTAAATCCATTTACAGTTCCAAACCGCAAACCATAATATTCTTTATCAGACAGTTCTGCCAGTTGATCTATGGTTTGTTTGGACCAATCGTAGTAGTTATAGGGTATGTACCCTGATGTTTTACTATATGTCTCATCAACCTCTTTGCTGTCTGTTTTGCCATATACACTTGAAGAGCTGGCATAAATGAACTTTGTCTCATGTTTTACAGCTTGTAATAACCATGCGAAATTCCTGACATTATTATCTACAACGTTTAGACAATTTGTGCTATTACTGACACTAGATTGTCCTGCAAGTAAAATGATGCTATCAAATTGATGATAAAATGTTTCTGGTAAGTCTTGATATTTGGCATTGATATATTCTATATCTGCATATTCTTGGACGTTCATAGAATAATTTTCGCTATCAACTATAGTAATTACATTATTATCCATTGTTTTCAAGAAATCTAAAAGAGCTGTGCCTATATAACCTTTGCCGCCAATGATTAAAATTTTCATTGATATATATTATTTAAGTATATATTTTTTTGCATATTTCTGCCATGGTCCTAGCTAAAGAGAAAAAATGATAAAGCTTATAACAATTATTTTTGTATCTTATAGAGGTATCAAAGAAAAATCATGCCAAAGGTTCCTAGGAAAAAGACAAACAAAGGAATAAAGATTAAAGGCAAACATTATGGAAGCCGTAAGCAATTTTGGAAAAGCCAAAGAATACACAAATATGATATCAATGACGCGTTCTACAAGGACAATTTCTTTACACCTAGAGACAACATAACGCAGAGATATAGGACTGTTATGCAAACGCCACATTATAAAAATGTTCTGCCTGAAATAATGCATCAAGGCCTGGCTAATATGCAGGAGAAAGAGGAATACAATATGTTGAATGTTCCTCTATTCTCATTGATAAAATCGGGTGCATATGAAAAAGATAATGCAAATTATGATGCTGATAATACGAAGGATACTATCAATTTCTTCTTGAATAATTTGCCTTCATTTAGCAAGTATAAGAAACATGATGAACTTGATTGGATCATTGCCGAACACAGATTACTTGCTGTTGAAATATTGGAGCATTATGCAAAACAAGAGAGACCAGTCAGTCCATCAACTCTAGGAACACGCTTTAATATTATCCTTCGTGTTATGCGTATAGCTTATGATAATAAAAAGGCGCCTATATATAAATTATATTCAACTATTGTGTTCGCACTAAAAGCAGCTGTTGCAAAAAAAGAAGGAGAAAATGCTCTGAATATATATGAAAAGGATAAATATATTCACTGGAAAGATGTGCTGTACGTACAAGATACTATGGAAAAAGAGTTTGCAGCTATGAAGGATAAGATGACGCAAGCAGCCTATGATTTAAATAATGATTTGATGTTAATTAGTTTGTATAGCTTGATTCCACCAGAACGCAACGAAATCAAGTTTCTAGAATTCTCAAGACATCCACGGAAGAATGACAAAGATTATATCTATGTTAGCAAGAATATGGATAGGGTAGTTCTGCAATTCAATGATATAAAAAAACAGCATGACCCTGTTTCGTTCGACCTAAGCAATGGTGAATATAAAAACGAACGTTTATCAAATATTATAGTAGAGTCACTGAGGTTGTATCCTCGTGATTATGTGTTTACATTAAAGAAGAAGTATCCTGATGTTAGCAGCAAGGTCAGTAAACGTGGCCTAGATGAGAGATTATATAATATCTTCTTCAGATATGGAATTAAAAACAAGATATCCGTTAATTCATTACGAAGCTCGCATATATCTTATATCCTTTCAAAAAAAGGAACAAATTATAATGACAAGGAAAAATTAGCAGAATTAATGAGAACATCAGTATATTGTTTGGAGGTACATTACAATAAGGTCAAAACAGCCCAACCCATACTAGCGTCTAAGTCCAAAAAGGATGAATTGGATAAAATCAATGAAAATACAGATGAAGATAACGACAGTGACGACAGTGACGAGAGTAACGAAGAACATGATTTGAATGATTACCAAGATGATGATATTAATTATGATGAATACAATCATTCAGATATGTCAGAAAAATCAGAAAGTTCATATAAGTCAGTTAGGTCTCATATATCAGATAAATCTGATAAATCTAGCAGCTCAGAAAAATCTGATAAATCTGATAAATCTGATAAATCTGATAAATCCAGCAGCTCAGAAAAATCTGATAAATCTAGCAGCTCAGATAACCCAGATAAACTTAAAATAAGGAACAATGCTATGGTTGATTGTGTCATAAAATGTTGCCAAAATAATAACAAAAATAAAGCTGCTAAAGCTGCTAAAGCTGCTAAAGCTGCTAAAAAAACTAATGATGATGATAATGATGAATCAGGTTCTGTAGACAAGGTATCAAAGATAGCAACACAATACAAGAGGAAACTTTTGAAAGCAAAAGAATGGTATGTCAACAATCGTGAGGAAGTTATTGAGAAAACTCGTGAGTATAAAGAGAAGATGACGCCATTTGAGAAAACAAGAGAAAGAATATGTCAGTTGTTGAATGCATCACCTGATTATGCTGAGAAAATACGAGGAAAAACAATAGAAAAATACAAATTCTATTACAATGAGGATAAAGAAAGGTGGACTTGGGAAGGCAGAAAATAATTGTATCACTTCATGTTTTCCAGGCATTTTCTTACAGATGTATGGATGTCTGGGAGGTCTGGATAGAGCGTATACAATTTATCATTTGTCAGCTGGTTATTGGAGCGTTTAGATAGCAATATTTTGTCCTGTTCTTCAATTGTAAAATTTTTCCATGTAAATGAAGGGTCTACTATTTCTTGATACATCTGCAAGATTTCATTATGGCTAATGATGCCTTTATTTACCATGTTGAATGTACCTGTTGTTTTTTTCTCCATCATGTCATACATGATAGGAAACATATCTGGTAGCACTGTCATGCTATTTGGAATAGAACAAACTTTTTCGTAGCTGCTTATTTTTGTTATGAAATTTCTCGGATGTGATTTGTCAGTGATTGGCATCCTAATGCGAAGGTTCAATGTATTGTCAAATAAATGTTGCAATCTGTCTGTAAATCCTTTCACAACTGAATAAGAAGAACCAAAAAAATTTGGCCTGTCAGCCTCACTGAAGTTTGACTGTGATGGATCGTCAGCACTGAAGATGCAACCAGTCCCAAGATATGTCAGGTGAACCCTGTATTTTTGCGCCAGAACTGATAAAACCATAGGTGCATATAAATTATCACGAATATTTTCAACAAGCTTACCTGGTTGTTCCAAATAATCAATGGTATTTATTCCTTCGCCATGAGTACGCCCAATAAATGAAATCATATGCGTGGGCTGTATCACTTTTATTTCATTTTCTACTGCCTTCTCGTCATCTGCTCTACATGATGCCTCACAATATGCAATATCTTTATTGTGTAAATACTCCGCAAATTGATGGCCTATCCATCCTCTGCTGCCGAAGAACAAGATTTTCATTCTGTATACTATTTAGTTTGACACACCCTTATATAAGAATAATGCATTATTATTGAATATATCATGAATTACAGAAATGATGCAGTCATTTGTTGCATTGCATTGAATGAAGAGAAGTATATTGACGAATGGACTAGTTATCATTTGAAATTGGGGTTCAGCAAAATATACATCTATGATAATTCTCAAGAGAATGTATTAGCATATTTACAGAGTGATAAAATCCATGTCACACACTTCCCAGGTAAGCTCAGGCAATGGGAAAGTTATAATAATTTTTTACAGAATTATGGCATGAATCATAGATGGTGTGCCATCATAGATTGCGACGAGTTTATTGTATTGAAAAAACATTCGAATATTCTAGATTTTTTACAAATCCATTTACAATCAGGAGCTCTAGGCATCAATTGGGTTCTCTTTGGTAGCAATAATCACCAAGTATATACAAATGAACCAGTTTTGAAACGTTTTACCAGGCGTCAACATGATGTTAATCGGCACATCAAATGCATAATATGCTGTTCTGATGTACTTGAATATAATCATCCTCATCACCCAACTGTCATGCTTACAGGCACTAATGTTAAAGATGTTTATGGTAATAATATATATGGACCCTTCAATTATCATGGTGATGACAAAATCTGCCAAATAAATCATTATTTTACCAAATCAAAAGAAGAGTTTGAACGCAAAAGATTGCGAGGTAATGCAGATTGTTTACATATAAGGAAACCAGAAGAGTTCGAACAACACGACTTCAATGATGTTGAAGACTTCACTGCCATGCATTTTCTATATGGAGAAACATAGATTTTGGGACATTGCCAAACTCTTCAATTCAACAATCACTTGTATATAAAAAATAAATATATAGAATCAACTATGTTTACTTTATGACTGAATTGACACAGACACCATTGTTTATGTTTGGAATGATGTGTAATTATTTATGTATGATATATGGGCTGAAGCAATTTATGCGCGAGCGTCGTGAAATGACCTACAAGTTTCCTATCCAATTGTATAATATCGTGCAAGTTTTTTACAATCTATATATCATACTCGGGCTATATGATGCATATCCCTTGGATAATTTTTATGGAATAAACCTGGTATATAATGATAAAATCAAGTATTATGTATGGCTGCATTACATGTCAAAATATCTAGATTATTTTGATACCATATTTATGCTTTTACGGAAGAAAAACTCACAGGTGACATTCTTACATGTATACCATCATGCAACTGTAATTATTCCATGGGGGTGGATAGTCTCAGGCGGTCATGCCAATGGAACTGCAGGTTTTGGAGCTCTTATCAATGCCTTCGTTCACATGATAATGTATTCTCATTATTTTTGGACTTCATTCGGATACAGAAACCCATTGAAACGATTTATTACTCAAATCCAAATAGGACAATTCTTCCTGTGTTCGGGGCATTCTTTAGCCGTCATCTTATATGAGAAATATGTTCCTGCCAAATATGCATATGGCGAAATATTATATCATATGCAAATGATTTATCTATTCTCCAATTTCTATTCATCTTCTTATACTTGAGATGCCTATTTTCTAGCTCTCTTGACTTTGGTAGTGTGTGAGGTTGATGGTACAGAGGCCTCATCATTTCCCTCCAGCGCATTTTTTTTCTTGGAAGCCCTCAGCATCTTGGTTTTGCCATCGTAGCCGCGAGAAATATGGGTGATTTCTTCAACCAAGAATGGGAGCCCGAATGTGTATGTCGTAACAGTGTAGCCCTGGAGCTTGAAATCTGCGATATCGTTCTCGATGCGGTCCTCAATGCTTTTCTTGATTTTTTCCTCTGCATTCTTGGGATAGGAATAGAAGGTCTTTTGCAAGGTGTGGGCCTTCACCTCTGCATTGTTGTCTGTGGCATCCCTCTGGACCATACAGACCACACCAATGCTGAGGGAAACAGGCGAATTCACATCCAATCCAAGAACTTGCTCGTCGTTCTGGCTGCAGCGATAAACGTAGTCAAACTCCCTTGGAATATCTGGGGCAGATACCAGAGATGTCTGGGAGTGATAAGAATCAAGGGACCCCAGCAATCCTGTGAAGCTCATGGCCTGGGAAGCCTGGGATTCCTGCATTTCTTGAGAATCCAGAACAATCACAGATTTTTGAGACCTCAGGCTCCTTGAAGAGGTTTGCCTAGACATTTGGCTGCTTTCTTGCCTCCTGGGCTGCAGAAACTGTTCCTCATCAATGTCTTCATCACTGTCTCCCGGGCGGCGCCTGTGTCTCGTCGACATGGTTGCGATTCCAGAAAATACCGTTTGCTCCTGGAATAATTTTTAAAAAGGGATTTGAACGGAAAAAGGGGGGGGGGTAAGGATAAAAAAAATCTCAAACCCGTTGCAAGAGAGGGATTCCGACGACATCCTCTCTGCAAGCATATGCCTCATGGCATCTTCATCTTCAGGACCTGAGCCTGATGCAGTCCAAGGTATGATGCAATCATGCAGGCTGATTTCACAAGGAAATCTTTTTTTCATGGGCTGAATTTTTTTTGCTTGCCTCTGCAGAGAAACCTCTGAAATTGAAGCAGAGAGAACCTTGGACCTGCAAGCTCTGTAGCTTCTACAATTGCCTACCACCTGAAGATGCTGCTGAGTGCAATCTTTGCAAGCATGCCAAAGGCCCATGTGATTTTCATGCAGGAAAGATTCAAAAGGAAGAGTTCACGAATACTTCTTGCTATGCTTGTGAGAAAGATTACCAGTATGCAGATCCTAGTTTTGATGCCCCTGGTACTCTTCATAGCCTAGCTGACAGGGCAGTCAAGGTGTTTCTCAAAAACTACGGCCATTCTCTTACTCCACAGCACAAAAGTATGGTGAAGGAATTTGAATTTCTGACAACACAGGACTGGAGTGAGCCACGAGTTTTTGAGGAATTAGATACAATCTTGTGGGAGGCTTTGTTTGATTCTTCAGGAGATGATACATCATTTCCTTACTTGGGATACATGCTTTCCTATAGTGAGGAAATTGATGAGTGGTTGACGAACGAAGAAAAAGAGCATGCCTGCGAAGAAGCACGTGTTGCAAAATGTTTGGAGGATATAGAAGAGGATCCTGATACTTTCATAGTTGCAGGATCCAAGAAAGGCACTAGCTATCTCGTAAATGTAGAGCTAGAAGTTTGCACTTGCCCTGCCTTCAAATTCCAGAGGTATTGCAAGCACATCCACATGGAGAGACCCAAAAATGCTAGGCAGCCACCAAAAGCTAAGGAGGCAGCCAAGGCAGCCAATGCCAAGGGCAAGGCCAAGCGTCCCATGGATCCTGATGGTCCTGAGGCCAAGAAGGCTTGCAAAAAATAGTCTTGATATGATTTGTGATATTAAATTCTCCTTAAATCAAAATTTCGTTTCTGGAACAGAACTAATACTATTTTTGCATATAATAATATTCTTATTGGATAGATAAGGAATGTATTCCAATGTGAATGCAAAGTTCATGGTTCGTACGTCAAATACACCATATGTTGGCAATTTCATATCTGCGTTTACAAATGATGCCATGATTGTCCTCACTACATATAATTCTAATATTGCATATTACAGCAATATAGTATTTTTGGGTAATTCTTTGTCTGATAATGAAGCTTACTTGTCTGTCAACTATCAAAAGATTGCACGGTTTGGATTGAATGATATTCATCTGCAAGGTCATATTTTACCATTGAATAATGGTTATGATATTGGTAGTACCAACCACAGATGGAATAATGTTTATCTTGGAGGACAACAACTTCAATTGAATGATATATCTATGGTGTATCATAGCAATATTTCATTTGTAAATATATCAGGCGAGAATGCAGAAATCAATGTCAAGCAATTGAAAATTCAAAAAGAAGCAGCATATCAATACAGTTTATTGTCTCAAAATATTCATGGGACAATATCATTATCATCATATACATCAGATGGTATCCTATTAAATACTATTGATCTAGGTGACGGGACCACTTCAATGCTGCAAGAAGGTAGTAATTTATATTATACTGCTGAAAGAGCAGGCCTCATTGCTATGGCATCCAATATCCAAACATCTAATTATATTTCAGTTGTGAATAATCGAATAACAAATCTAACAGCTGATAATGTAATGCAAGGAATAAATAAAAAATTCATTGAAAATGCAATCATACCCTATGATTTGATGATAGATGCTAATTTGACAGTAAGTAATCTAAATGTTGTTGGAACAACTACAGTAGTCAATACTGCAAATTATACCACTGAAAACATAGAAATTGTAAGTGAGTCTCTTGATGGTCCTACATTAAAAGTAGTGCAAAATGGTATAGAAAATATTGCAGAATTTTATAGTAATATATATAATGTAATTACAATAAAAAATAATGGGTATCTTGGTATTGGGACAAATTCTCCTACAGAAAAACTAGATATACAAGGCAACATAAAATTAGCAGGTTCTATTAATAATATAACAAGTAATGAAATCAGCTATTTAAGTGGTATAACTAGTCCAGTACAAAAACAGTTTGATAATCTTGACAACAATTTAAACAAAAATATTATTGATACCTGCAATTATATTCTAGATACAAATACAAGATTTGATGCTAGCATTCATGATACATGCAATTACATTTTAGATACAAATACAAGATTTGATGCTAGCATCCATGATACCTGCAATTATATTTTAGATACAAATACAAGATTTGATGCTAGCATTCATGATACCTGTAATTACATTTTAGATACAAATACAAGATTAGATGCTGGCATTCATGATACCTGCAATTATATTTTAACTACAAATACAAGATTTGATGCTAGCATTCATGATACCTGTAATTATATTTTAGCTACAAATACAAGATTAGATGCTAGCATTCATGATACCTGCAATTATATTTTAACTACAAATACAAGATTTGATGCTAGCATTCATGATACCTGCAATTATATTCTAGATACAAATGCAAGATTTGATGCTGGCATTCATGATACCTGCAATTACATTTTAGATACGAATACAAGATTAGATGCCAGCATTCATGATACCTGCAATTATATTTTAGATACGAATACAAGATTTGATGCTAGCATCCATGATACCTGTAATTATATTCTAGATACAAATGCAAGATTAGATGCTAGCATCCATGATACCTGCAATTATATTCTAGATACAAATACAAGATTAG